GACGTGCTGCCGATTCAGAACGCGCTCAACAAGTCCTTCTGCGACGTGATGATAGGCAGCGAGTTCTCGGCACTCCCCAAGCGCGTATTCACTGGCGTCTCTGGCGACCGTGACCCCGTGACAGGTGAGAGCGAAATCGAGAAGGCCAGCAAGAAGGCCAGCGGTGGCGGACTGCGAGAGATGTACCTTGCGAATCCCGACGCCAAAGCGATCAACCTCCAAGGCGCGGACGTAGCGCAGCTAGTGGAGGTCACCGATGCGCTTGAACTCAAGGTAGCCAAGGTCACAGGGACGCCGCTGCACTACTTCCTGCTCGGCTCGGGACAGTTCCCCAGCGGAGAGGCGCTACGCACCGCAGAGACGCGCCTCATCGCCCGCGTCGTGGACATGCAACAGGACTTCGGCCCCGCGTGGTCGCAGCTTATGGCGCTCATGGGTACGCCGTCAGACCCCAAGTGGGCCGACGCCGCATCGCTCACAGAGGCCGAGCGCATGACCGCGCTCAAGGTGAAGAAGGAGCTTGGCGTGCCGCAGGCGACCATCTGGCGCGAACTGGGCTACGACGATACCGAGATAGCGCGCATGAAGTCGGAGCAGCCGACGCTCGACGCTTTCAGCGCCGCTATGAGCGCGGGCGTGTAGCGATGAACCCCCACGGCACATGCGAAACCTGCGTATGGAACACGCACGAGGTCAATCAGGAGCACGGTGACACGTGGCACTACTGGATGTGCTGGAAATGTAGCGGAGCACCTGAGCAGCGACTGAGCACCACATCAGACCGTGTGCCGCCCGCTTGCGAGAACCACCTGAGGGGCGTGTAGCGTGCCGGCCGCCAAGGTCAAGCCCAGCGTCGTGGCACAGGCGCGGTCCTTCCATGCGGAGGTGATCCGAGCAGACGACGCGGCATTGCGCGAGCTTGCCGACTCGTGGCGCAAGGTACGCGATGACCTGATACGGCGCGAGCGCGAGTTCCTCGCCAACCTCATCGAGAAGCACGGCCTTCCGCTCAGACTCACGCCGAACCAGCTCTACCGAGAGTCACGATTCCGCAGCCTCATCGCACAAGCCGAGCAGCAGGTGACGGGTTGGGCGAACGATGCGCACGCGATGGTGTCTGACAGCCGCTCACAGGCGTTCAGGCTCGCTATCGAGCATGCAGACGAGTACGCGCGGCTATCGGGCTTCACGGGCATGCAGGCCGTCCCCAGCGTCACAGACCCCGCGTTCCTCGAGCGCGTTCTAGGCCGCACCCGCACGGACGCCGTAGGCGCGCTCTTCGACCGCTTCGGCACTGACGTGGCGGGGCAGATGCGCGACCTGCTCATAACGGGCGTCGGCTCCGCACGTCATCCGCTCGCGGTCGCACGTGACCTCGCAAGGGCGACGGACATGCCCGGCTGGCAGGCGGCACGCATCAGCCGTACCGAGATGATGAGCGCCTACCGCGGCGGCTCGCTCGACTCGTGGCGTACCAGCCCCGTCATCGAAGGCTGGGTATGGATGACCGCTCAGGACCACCGTGTGTGCCCCGTCTGCCGCGCTATGAGCGGCACCGAGCATCGCATGGAAGAGGAGTTCGGCACGCACCCCGCATGCCGATGCGTACCTGTCCCCAAGACGTTCCAATGGGGCGACCTGCTCGGCAGCGACTACGCAGGCATCGCCGAGAGTGTGGACGCCGTACCCGATGGTGAGGCCGCGTTCGCGGCGCTCTCGTCAAGCGAGCGCAAGGCCGTATTAGGCCCCGGGCGCAACACGCTCTACGACAGCGGGACACCGCTACGCGACATGGTCAGAACGACCGACAGCCCCGTGTGGGGGCAAGGCCGCGAACTGATACCGCTCTACCAGATGTAACCGGCGCGAACCTCGCGGCAGATACCGCGAGCGAGCGCACAACCGAAGGGAGCCGACACCATGTCGGACGACAACGCAGCCCAGGCGGCAGCGGACGCACTTGCGGCCAAGACGGCGGCAGAAGCCAAGACGAATGACTCGTCTGACAAGGACACCTTCCCACGCTCGTACGTGGAAGAGCTCCGCAAGGAGAACGCCGAGTATCGCACCCGTGCGAAGTCGGCAGAGGACACCGCGAAGGCCACATCGGACGCGGCTGTCAAGGCCGCAAACGACAAGGCTGACGCTGCGACGTTGCTCGCCAAGACGGCAAGCATCAGCGCGGCTGTCACCATCAGCGCGGCGCATCTCGGTTTCGCAGATCCCGACGATGCCGTGAAGCTGATGGACGCCTCCAAGGTCACGTATGAGGACGGCAAGGTAAGCGGCGTGGACGAAGCGCTCAAGGCGCTCTCGACCGCCAAGCCGCACCTGCTCGGCTCCCGAGCAGCAGGAGACGGCACGGACAAGAAGCACGACAAGAAACCCAGTGACATGAATGCGGCAATCCGCAAGCAGGTCGCGCACAGTTAAGGAGCACCACACATGCCATTCACCGACGAAGTAACCCGCACCGACGCGGGTGCCCTCATCCCCGAGGACGCCGCTAACGTCATCATCAAGGACGCCTCCAAGGAGTCCGCCGCACTGACGCTGTTCCGTCAGGCGTCCATGTCCCGCAAGCAGCAGCGCATGCCCGCTCTCTCGGCATTCCCGCAGGCGTTCTTCCGCGACGGCGATACCGGCCTCGCACAGGTCACCAAGGCGTCGTGGGGTAACAAGTACCTCAACGCCGAGGAGATCGTCACCATCGTTCCCGTGCCGCTCGCGGTCATCGAGGACGCCGACTTCGACATCTGGGGCGAACTGACCCCGATGTGCTCCGAAGCCATCGGTCGCGCGATCGACGCCGCCGTGTTCTTCGGCACCGGCATCCCGACCTCGTGGGGCACCAGCCTCGCAGCTCAGGCCGTGGCCGCCGGTAACATGGTCACGTACGGCACCGCCACCGCCGCACAGGGCGGCATCGCCGGAGACATCGGCGCGGCCATGAGCCTTGTCGAAGCCGACGGCTACGACGTCAACGGGTTCGTCGGCCCTCGCAACTTCAAGGGCGCGCTTCGCGGACTGCGCGACACCACCGGTCAGAAGCTGCTCGACGTGGTTTCGGCCAACGGCTCCTACTCCATCGAAGGCGATCCGCTCGTGCTCGCGATGGATGGCCAGTGGCCTGCGCCCGCAGGACTGGGCGCCGCTCGCCTGTTCGTGGGCGACTGGAGCCAGCAGATCGTCGCTGTTCGTCGCGACATCAGCTACAAGGTCATGACCGAGGGCGTGCTCACCGACGCCACCGGCAAGGTCATCTTCAACCTCCCGCAGCAGGGCATGGCTGCTCTCATGCTGACCTGCCGCGTGGCGTGGGCGTCCGCCAACCCCATCACGCGCAGCAACGCCGTAGACCCCTGCCCGGTCGCCATCGTGCGTACCGCGCCGTAGTCGTGACGTGGGGGGCTTCGGCCCCCCACTGTTCGCATCTGGAAGGAACCATATGGGCAAGCATCCGCTAGTCAACGACTACACCATCCACGCCGATACCGTGACCGCGACAGCCGACGTATCAGCCGTCGCGTTCGTGGCCCCGTTCGCAGGCTCTGTCACCAAGGCCAGCATCATCGCTCCCGCCGCCGTCACAGGGCACGCAACGGAGACCCGCACGTACACGCTCGTGAACAAGGGCGCAGACGGTCTCGGCACCGTCGTCATCGCGACGCTTGCGCTGCTCGCTGGCGTCAACCTCGTGGCGTTCGACGAGAAGGCCTTCACCCTCTCCGCCGTCGCAGGAGCTACCACCGTCGCCGAGGGTGACGTGCTGGCGCTCGTCTCGACGCACACCGGCGTTGCTGGACTCGCAGACCCGGGCGGACTCGTGTCCGTCTCGGTATCCCGCACACCGTAGTAAAGGAGTCCACATGGCATCTCACGACATGCTCACTGTCACGAATGGCGAGCACACCATCGAAGTCTCGCGCAAGGCGTTCGACGCGTTCTACGCCGGTCAGGGCTACGCCGAGCAGGACGGCACACCGAAGGCCGACGACGGCCCGACCGTACCCGCGCTCAAGGCTGCGCTCGAAGCCGCTGGCGTCGAGTACCCGAAGGCCGCACGCAAGCCCGAACTGCTCGCGCTGTTCGCCACCATTCCCCCTGTGGAGAAGTCCGAGGAGTAACCAATGGCAACGCTCACATTCACGGTCGCGTACAACCGCCTCCGAAGGCTAGCGGCTGCCGATGTGGAGCCGTTGCTCACGATTGACGACGTATCCGACATCCTCGAAGCGTCGAAGATTCCCGACCGATTCGGCGTGCTGCCCATCTATGCAGGGTGGGAGTCCACCTACGACATGGACAGGGCAGCAGCCGAGGCGTGGGAGACGAAAGCCGCCAAGGCCGCAGGGTCGCATGACTTCAGCGCAGACGGCGGCTCATACGCCCTCTCGCAGGTCATCGCGAACTGCCAGGCGCAAGCCAGCATGTACCGCGCTCGCATGGTCGCGGGCAGCGGAGGCTCTGGCATCGGACGCGGGACGGTGGTGAACGGATGAGCCGCTTCTCCCCCGATTCGCTGCCGCTGTCCGAAGACGAGATAGCCGCGGCAAGAGTGCGCGCCGACGCCGTACGCGTCGAGGCTGTCCGCGCCGCCCGAGAGTACGCGCTCAAGGGTGACGAAGCCGCAGCGTTGGAGGTGCATCGCGCATGGAAGCCAGTCAGCTCCAAGCGATAGCCACCGCACACATGCCGATGGCCTGCTCGCTCATGGGCGTCACACGCACCCCTGACGGCGCAGGAGGCTATACGGAAGTGCCCACGCTCAAGCAGACGACGCACTGTGGTCTGTCCGGCGGCGTCATGGTCGGAGAGATAAGCGCAGAGGTGGCCGCCAAGCTCCAAGGCCGCAACGTCTACCGCTTCCGACTCCCCAGCGACTCGCCAGCCGCCATCGGTGACGGGCTGGTAGTGGGAGCGCGCACGTTCTCGCTGCTCTCGCTGGCATGCGCGCCCGACGCGACTGTGCAGCGCGGTCTATGCGCCGAGGTGTGACATGTCACG